CACGCATTGCCGCTCTCCTTACTGTCCCGCTTGCTGGTGTCGGCTTCTTTGAGTGAGAGAGTAGATACAGATTCAGGTTGATCCTGCTTCTGCGCGCCGGACTGGCGTTTACGGTTCTGTGCGTCTTGCATGAATGGCGCGCTGATGTTCGTGCCACACCAGGGGCAGAAGTTGAAGGCCATGCCCTTGGGCATCCCGGTGCTCTTGGCCCCGAAGAACGAACGCGACGGCTTGTGCGTTTTCAGGTTCGACAACTGCCACCAGTAGATGCCGCGCGACTTGCCGGACGGCGGATTGCCAATCTCCGTCATCTCTTCAAGCGACTTGCACGGCTGGACAAAGAGGCCGTCGCGGACGGTGCATTTCGTGGCGGCGGTCACAGCTGCGCCCCCTTTACCGAGACTTCCTCGTCTCGCAGGTTGTCCCACATGGTCAGCGCAGCGCCGCAGCACTTGCTGACCAGCATCGGCGTGGTCTTGCTTTCCAGCACCTTGCCGGCGGAATCCTCGGTGCGTGAGTACTCGTAGTCGATCCGTTTCACGTCGCATGTGCCGCACCCGTTCTCGCAGCACCACTGGAAGCGCGGCTCGGGCGGTTGCGTCGTAGGAGCAGACGTCGGGACCGCCGTAGCAAAATCACCTAACTGCGGCTGTTGCGGCTGTCCTAGCTTCAGTGCTCGAATAGCGCTGGAGTCGGGCTGCTGCGCCTCCCCCTGCGGCTCCTGCGCGACATCAATCATTCGGTCACACGTCAGCATCTGCGACGGCTTGCAGGTGCATCGGATAGCCGTGCATCTCGCAGTGGGCTGCAGCTGCGCACTGGCGGATGGTGCTGCTGCGAGCACGTAGACCGTCATGCGGCGGTCAGGGTTGTCTCCGGGGTTTCCCGGTGAGTACACGAGGATTTCCTTGCACCAAGGCTGTTCTTTTGGCGGGTGCGTCAGGTGCCCCTTCTGGATTTCGCACACCGGCACCAGTCGCATTCCCTCGGGCACGGCGGGCTGCGCTCCCTGATGCGCTGCAAGTTTGGCTTCCAGGTCACGGATACGCTTCTGATACCGCAACGCCTCATGCGCGCAGAGGTTTGCGTAATTGCTGTAATACGCGAGCATCTCGTCCCGGCTCATGGTTTCAGGCAGCACGGCAGGCTCTTGCTGCGCCTTCACTGGGCCAAGAGCGCGGGCAGATGATGCTGCGGCTTCCTCCAGCATTGAAAGCAGCTCGAAGTGCCATGAGCCGCCGTGCGGAATGGCACCAGTCGCACGCACCCACTCGTCAAGCTCAACATCCCACGCACGTTGCTCCACTGGCTGCGCCTCCCGCTCGTCGGAGGGCTGCTGCATTTGCGCGAGTAGGGCGGTGTAGCGGTCGTCTGCCAGGAATCCGTGCAGCGCATCCTCGATCAATGCTTGTTCGTCTTCGGTCGGGGTGTGGCAGGCATCACGGCCATCCTCAGTTTCACCGATCATTTCGTAGTCTTCTACGAACTCACGGACTAGAGCGTCTATTGGGTTGATGGGGTTGGTCATTGTTGTTCCTTCGGTCGATAGCAGACGACGCGCTCAAGTCCGAGCGGATTCAGCAAGAGTTGGCCCGGCTCTTTCGTTCCGGAGAGCACTGCCGACAGGTGGCCCTCGGAAACCCCAAACCTCTGCGCAAGCGCCTTCTGGTCGCCGTGCTTTCTGATCTGGTCTTGCAGCATTCGGCGCACGTCATCGGACGTGTAGCTCACAGCGTCTCTCCCTTCACAGGTTCCGCAGGTTCCAATGCGTCGATGGCTGCGATGAGGTCGGAGTAGTCGCCTCCCACGCTGCTTGCGAATAAGAGCTCTTCCCGCGCCTGCATCAGCAGCTCCCGCTGTCGCTGTACCTGCGCTTCCAGTTCCTGTTGCCTTGCATATGCCTCTTCGGCTTGACCAAGGGCGGATACCACTTGCAGCGCCTGGTCGCGTACCTGCGCCTCTAGGTGCTCTATTCGGGATCCGAAGTCAGTTTCATTTGGCTTCAGCGCGCCGGACTGGCTTCTACGGTTCTGTGCGTTCACTTCGCCTCCGTCGTCTTCGGATAGGGCACGCTTTCACGCAGCGCGCTGAGCCAGTCGTTGCGGGACTCGACGCGCTCAATCTCCTCGCGCAGAGACTGCTCGGCCATGTTCAGTTCCAGTTCAGCCTTCGCGATGGCCAGGGTGTGCCAGGCGCCGGTGGTCTTGCACTCAGGCGAGGTGTCGTACTTCGTAGAGCAGTCCCAGTCGATGCTCTCCCGGATCTGCTTTTGCATGAACTCTTTGAGGCCGACATGCTCCGGCGTCGGCGGTTGCCACGCGTCAACCCGCTCCAGCATCGCCGTGTACTTAGCGCGGAGTTCCTCCTTCTCTTGAATCCGCTTGGAGGTGGACGTCAGCTCTCGCTGAAACTCGGCAACACACTCAGCGTGGGCCTGCTCGATCGTGAGGGCGCGCAGGTGCGTGAGCTTTGCCCGCGCTTCACTCACTCGCGTGGCGTAGTACGGGCTGGGCTCGAACCGAGCCGGGATCGGCGTACCTTGTGGTTCGTCGCGCATCATGACGAGGGCACCGAAGGCGCGTGCGCAATCCCAAACGAACTGATCGAAGGTGATGCCACGAGCAATGGCGGCTGTGTATCCGGTGGGCATGTCAGTTCTCCTTCGTTTCGTTGGTCGGTGAGGGGAGGGCGGGCAGTGGCGTTGTAGGAGCCAGTCCGGCGCGGGTGGTCAAATGAACAGGCTGTTTCGGCTGTTCGTCTTCTCTCGCTTCATCAAGGAGGGCGCTTCTATCGTGCTTCATGCGGCTTCCTTCATTGCTTGAATCACATCGCGGGCCACGGGCGGCACGACGGCGTTGCCCAGCATGTGCAGGGCGTCCTTGTGCCTGGACGGCAGCTGGTAGCCAGCGGGGAACCCCATGGCGGCGCGGCTCTCGTCGGCGGTGAGCATGCGCATGCGGTCGCCGTCGATCACGGCCCAGCGGTCGCGCGTGGTGATGGTCCCCAGGGGGCGGTGAATGCTGCGGCCCGTCTCCCCGCTGCCGCTTCCGTAGTAGGGTGCGACGAACCGCGGACCGAACTTCTTGCGCCCGTTCTCGATGCGCCGCAGCGTGGCCAGCGAGCGGCCCGGACGGTGCACCGGGGACCAGCTGCCGGCGGTGAAGTCGATCACGCCTGCGGCCGGCGCATGTTCATGCTGAGGCAGTCGCAGCTCCATCGGGTGTCTGGAGCGGCTGCCCACGATGAACAGGCGCCTGCGATGCTGCGGCACGCCATGGTCTGCCGAATCCAGCACCATCGGCGCGAGTGCGTAGCCCAGGGCATGCATGGCGGCGCACCAGGCCGGGAACAGCGTCCATTCGGCGAACTCGGGCACGTTCTCGACCAGCACGAATGCGGGCCGATGAAACTCGGCGGCGCTGACCACGGCCCAGGCGGTGGAGCGCTGGGCGTCATGGTGCGGCCGCTCCTTCCCGCGCGCCCGGCTGTGGCCCTGGCAGGCAGGGGAGGCCATCAGCAGGTCGTGGGCTGGAACCTGCGTCCAGTCGGCTTGCTGCAGATCCTGGCAGACGTGCAGCGTGTCCGGGTGGTTGTTCGCGTGCACCTGCACCGCGGCGGGCCAGTGGTTCGCTGCATAGACCACCTTGCACCCTGCCATCACGGCGCCCGTACTGAATCCGCCAGCGCCTGCGAAGAGGTCGATTGCCTTCATGCGGCCTCCCCGGTGGCTTTGCGGATCGCGGCGTCGGCGCAGACGATCTCCGGCCACTCGGATGCTTGCTTCGGCTCAATTCCGCGGACATCCAGCAGGCGCCAGATTTCCGACCGTGCGCGGCGCAGCGCGTCCAGCATGTCCGGTGCGGCGGCGATCAGGCGGGCGTTGGCCTCCGCGTTGAAGTGCTTGCACGCGGCGAACGGCAGGGACCTTGTGCCGTCTTCTTCCATCACGAAGACATCGACCCATCCCGCCTTGCAGATATCAGAGGCAAACCACGGTCCCGGGGTGTGCTTGGCGGCTCCCGCATAGGAGCCTGTGAGGTCACCAGAAGCAG